GACAATGCCGGCGTACCGAGTGCGGATCTGCTGGCGGACGTCGCTTCGGCGTTGAACGCGGACGACGTGCGTCCGCTCACGGACGTTGTCACAGTGCGGTCCGCGGTCATCAATCACTACACGGTGGCGGCGACGGTGACGCTCTATCCCGGGCCCGACGCGACGGTCGTGCAAACGGCCATCGTGAGCGCGCTGACCAATTACACCCAGGGCGTGCAGAAACTCGGCTACGGCGTGACGCTCACGGGCCTCTATGGCGCGATCACCCAGGCCGGAGTGCAGGACGCGGTGATCCAGGCGCCAGCGACGGAAATTGCCGGCGATCCGTACCGCATCAACGTTTGTGATTCCGTAACCGTAACGATCTCCTCGGCTAGAACTGAATGAGCACCAGCTTGATCGGAGCCATCGGCTACGACCCGTTGGGGACGCAGCCCATTGCGGCCACGACCGCGCCCGACGAGGCGGAGCTGTCCTCTGCACTGCTGCTGTTGTCTTCGACCCTGCCGCCAAATGCGACAGCGTTCGAGCGGAGGCTGGAGACTTCCACGTGGCGCCTGGATGATAGTGGCCCGGTCGGCATTCGTGCGCTGTGGAACGCGAAGACGGTTCCGGCCGCGATGCTGCCTTGGATTGCCTGGGCACTGAACGTCGACGCATGGGATACAGCCTGGGACGAAGCAAAGAAACGGTCCGTCATCGGCACTGCGCTTGCGACTCACGCGGCCGATGGCACGCTACAGGCGGTCAGGGCCATCACGGAGCTTTGCGGTGGCACCGTCACGAACGTCATCCGGCCTCCCTGCCAGCTCTACTACGGCGCGGCGCCGACGCAGGCGGAGAAGGACGCGGCGCTGGCGGTCTTTCCGCAGTTGCTCCTGCGGGCGAACAATGATCCGTTCGTGGTGCCCGATGGCACGGCATTCGGCGGCCGGTTTCCCGGGCGGTGTTATGGCGTCGATCTTGGCGACGCTGAGCGAGTGCTTCCGCGCGCATTCGTCCAGGACAAGGGCTCGACGACGGAATGCGCAGTGGTGCAGACTGTGGCCGCGGACGGCCAGCGCTACCTCGAAATCCGTGTGCCGCTCACGAACAGCCACGGGACGTACGACGGTGGTTTTCCACAGTTCGGCCCGGTTGTTGATGCGCCAGTTTACATCTTGGCCACGACGCAGGCGTATGCCGGGCCGGGGCTGGGCGTCAATTACAAGCTCGCGAGCGCCGGCATTGAGCCGACCCAGGTGTTTCCAGACTGGATCTCGGAGAGTTATTCCGCGCAGGGCATCTTCCCGGTGCGCAACTTCGCGAGCAGTAGCCTGTATTGGCAGGCCTCGGGCGCGGCGGACCACGTGCACGCGCGGCTCTATCTGTTCGATGGGAGCCGCACGCTCGAGGCAACGGGGAAGAGCTTCTTTCTCGATGCCGTGCACACCGGCGTGCAACCGTACACGGCGCAAATCCGGGCTTGGTTTCCGCTGCAACGCTCGCCGTTCCGGGCGAGCTATTACGGACAAGGCTTCTTTGTCGGCGAGGACTATGCCTGGCTCACGCGCTATCTGGCGAGCCTGGCCCGCTGCACGGCGCTGCGCGACACGGTTCTGGTCGATACCCGGAACTATGCGGTTGTGCTGTGCGGCACGCAGACCCGGTGTGACTCCGCGACAGTCTGCGGCGCTATGGTGCCGCGTGAGTAGAGAGGGATTCGATGGAACAGCAATTCAACTTTCAGCAAAACATGGACTTCCAGGTGCAGGACTTTATTGACCTGCAGCAATGGACCTCCGACGCCATCGACCATGTCGCGCTCGACGCGCTGGCGCCGGGCGGCATGTTCTACACCGGACTGGCGGCGACCCAGAACGGCCAGACGCAGGTCAACGTCGCGGCCGGCCGCCTGTATTCGCAGGGCACCAACCCGTCCGGCAGCGCGGGCCTGTGGGTCTACCAGTACCCGACACCCAGCACCAACTCGTTGCAGTCGATGTTGCCGTTGAGCAACCCGAAACTTGTCGCCCTCATTGCGTGGGGTTCGGTGAATCCCGACGCTGACGTGGAGCCGCGCTCTTTCCTGGTGAACGCCCAGACAGGCCAAGCGCAAACGCAGTCGACCGCGCTGCAGACCACGCGGGTCTGCAACCTGCAATTCGTCGCCGGCGTGGAGTCGCCCGTGCCGCAGTTGCCCACCATCCCTGCCAACGCGCTGCTGATCGCGACCATCACGCTGTCGCCTACGGGCATTACGTCGGTCGCGATGCAGACTGGCAACGTGCTGCCAAACCTCGCGAGTCATGAAAAGCGCGTCACGGCTCTGGAGAGCACGAGCTCGCAGGTGCAGCTGCAGACCGCCTCGCTCGGCACGGATCTGAGCGCGCTCGCCACCAAGACCAACGCGCTCGCGCCGATGAGCCTGGTGACGCAGATGGCGGCCGACTTGGCGAAGGCCAAGCTGATGCTGCACCTGCCGTCGTCCTATTCCTCTTATGAGACGGATCACTTCGGCAACGCGACACTGAGCAATCCGGCCGCCAACAACTACGCCGCGAAGCTCAACAACGGGCTGCTGTTTCCGGATGCGGCCAACGGCACTTTCCCACTCGATCTGTTCAACCCGATCGATGCGAGTGTCATCAAGAGCACGCGCGGCTTGATTCTTCCGACGTTCACGAGCGTCCCGCGCATCCAGACCAAGGGCTATTCCGGCGATCTGTCTCTATCTCAGTACCAAGTCCAGACGCAAACCCTGGTGCCTTACCAGGAGACCGTCTGGCAGTATCGCTACGGCTGGAACTGGAACTATTACAACGCCTGGTATCAGGGCCAGTTCTGGAATTTCTACAACCAGTACTACGCCTACAACCTACTGGGCGGCTACTGGTATGCCTACACGCAGACCGGCTACACCGTCCAGACCAGCACGACCTCGATCAACGGCGCCATGGTCGCGCAGACCTTCCTGGCGTCGAACGCCATGTGGCTCACTGGCGTCGATCTGTACCTAACGTCGGTTGGCGCTTCCGGCGACATCACGCTGGCGATCGCGAAGACCGTGGCGGGCCAGCCCGACCTGAGCAACACGATCGCGATCGTCACGGTCCCGGTGGCGTCGCTCCAGACCTACCCGGCGGCAACCAACATTCCGATCCCACCGGTCCTGCTCGAGGCCGGTACGCGCTACGCGCTGGTGCTGATCACGCAGGGCAACCATCGCGTGGCGGTGGTGAGCGGAAACAACTTCACCAATGGGACCATCTTCTATTCGACCGACGGAGCCTACTTCACCGGCGATCTGACCAAGGACCTGATGTTCACGCTGTACGGCGCGCAGTTCGCCAGTGCCCTCACCCAGGTGCAACTCCAGCCGGTCTCGCTCGCCGGCGGCCTGACCGATCTGGCGGTCAACGTCGCTCAGGTCGTCCCGCAGGGCGCGGCGTTGCAGTTCCAATTCCAGGTGAATGGCACTTGGTACAACCTGGGCGATGCGACCGCGCCGCTGGACACCGCGCCGCAACTCGTGCCGCTGCGCGCGGTCTTTCTGGGCACCTCCGACCTCGCGCCCGCGGTCATCGCCAGTGCCACCGGAGTTGTGGCTTCGCGGCCGGCGACGGCGTTCAATCACACGAGTGAGGTCCGGACTCTCTCCTCGGGGAGTAAGAACATCCAGGTGCAGGTGGTCGCGGTGAACTACAACGCGGCCGTGCACACGCTCGCCTGCTCGATCACCAGCGGCGGCACCACGACGACGCCTTCGCTGACCAGCTCACAACTGGAGCCGGACGGCGCGGGCTTGCGCTTCACCTTCGCCTTCAGCCTGACCGCGGACATCAGCACCTACGCCATCAACATCCAAGGCACGCGGCAGGCTGCTGCAGCGCCCTTCCAGATCGTCGAGCGCACGGACGTTGCGCAGTAAGGGAGTTTTCCATGAGCAGCAAAACAGAACAAAACGCCACTCCAGCGGCTCCGGCGACTCCGGACACGCCGGCGCTGCCGGACACGATTGATCCGGACGTCCAGTACCAGGTGCACCTTTCCTCACCCGTGGATGTGCTGGGCCAGAGGCTCTACCCGGGGCGGGAATATCGTCTCCGCGGAGACGTCCTGATTCCCGTCAAAGCGAGCGTGAAGGATGCCACTCAACTTCGCTAGTTATCGCTTCACCGATGGCCAGACTCCTCTCAGCGCGGGGACCTTCAACCCGCGCTTCCAGGATGTGGACACCCGGATTGCGAACCTCGAGGCGCTAAAGGTCTCGTGGGAGACAGCAATCCAGGCCGTGTCCGATTTCGGCCTCGCGCGGATTGACGCGATTCTCGGCGCGACACTTGCATCGCTGGGCGACAACGAGGCCAGCGCCGCAGCGGCGGTCGCGAGCATCAATGCGCAGTACCAGGCGGCCGTGGCTGCCGTTCAAGCACTCCAGTCTTGGATTGCAGCATCGCAGGCGGCCATGAGCAAGGGCACGGTCGGCAACTCATTGCTTGCCGGCGACGGCAATGGCGGATTCGCCAACGTCACGCTAGGCCCGGGCCTCTCATTTGCAAGCAACATCCTCAGCGGGACGCCGCCCATCGCGTGGTCCCGCCAGACGGCGTCCTTTGCGGCGGCAATCGGCGCGGGCTATTACGTCCCGGTGGCCGGTATCAACGCAACGATGCCGCGCGGTGCCGTGGATGGGCAGTCCGTGGCTTTCATTTCTGGGCTACCTGCCGGCAACATCTTCACCATCACGCCGGCGGCCGGGCAGACCATCATGGGCAACCCGGGCGCACTGACCGTCGACGAAGCTTACGTAGCGATGTCGCTGGTCTTCTTCGCCACGGTTTCCGATTGGAGAATCTTCTGACCGATTCGGGCCGGCCACGATCCGGCGTAGTTCGCAACAAGGGAGTAATCGCATATGCCAGGAAATCAGTTTCTTCACGGCGCCGAGGTCCTTCAGATCGATACCGGCAGCCGGCCAATCACGACTCCGTCTTCGGCCATCATCGGGCTCGTCGGCTCCGCGCCATTTGGTCCGCTCAACACGCCGACCCTCATCAGCGGTAGTCAGTCGCTCGCCAGCACTACGTTCGGCCCGGCTGGCTACGGCTTCTCGATCCCCGACGCCCTCGCAGCCATCTTCGCGCAGTGCGGTGCCCAGGTGGTCGTCGTCAACGTGGCGGATCCGGCAGACAACACGCTACTCACCACCGTCCCCGCGGCGCCGATGACGTTCAACTCGCTGGGGCAAATCCAGCTCCCGAAGATCGCGGTGTCGAACGTCGCGCTGACGGGCCCCATCACGGCGCCCATGACGTTTCAAGACGCGGCGCTGCCGCTGCCCGCTGGCGCGACCACACCCGTGGTGAAATCGTCCGACGGCTCGAAGACTTACACGCTGGCTACGGACTACACCTTCGCCGGCGGCGTTATCACACAAGTGAACGGCGGCGGGCTGGTGGCGAACGAGGCGGTGCTCGTTACCTACACGATGGCGGGCATCGCGACTGGTACCGATTACAGTGTCAACGCGCAGACCGGGCTGATCAGCTTCGTCGCGGGCGGCAAGATCGCCGCCAACTCGACGCTCAACGTGGCCTACAGTTACCTCGACCCGACCAAAGTTACGCAGGCAGCGGTGGTGGGCGGCACCAGCG